GCACCTAAAGAATGACCACCAATAGCAGTGTTAGTACCTCCAGTGGTGTTAGCGTCTAGTGCATTACCTCCTACAGCTACATTAAAATTTCCACTTGTGTTTGTAAATAAAGCTCTATTACCAATAGCGGTATTATCACTAGCGGTATTATACTGCAAACAGCTTCTTCCTACCGCAGTATTACTAGCACCAGTTACGGTCGCTCCCAAAGCTTGTGCTCCAACGGCCACGTTTGATGAACCAGTAGTATTTTGTCCTAATGCTTGATAACCAACTGCTACGCTAAAACCAGATGTGGTGTTAGAACCTAAACTGTCTTCTCCAACAGCGGTATTTCTAGTACCTGTAGTATTAGAATCTAAACTTTTATCACCTATACCAGTATTATGTGATCCACTTATATTGGATTTCAAAGCATCATGTCCTATTCCAGTATTACCTCCACCTGTGTCATTAGTTGTTAAAGATTCATGACCTACAGCTGTGTTACTATTTCCAGTAGTATTTGCATCTAACGCATAAGATCCTATAGCAATGTTAGAATGACCAGTAGTAAATGATAGTAAAGTCTGCCTACCAATTCCAATATTGTTGCTAGCAGTAGAACCAGAAGCACCTTTACAAGCATCGGAACCTATACCTACGTTGTTACCGCCATTTGCATTTCTTATAGCAGCAGTACCTAAAGCTGTGTTATGACCACCTGTTGTAGCATTAGTTAATGCAGCATGACCTACAGCTACGTTGTGACTTCCAGAAGTTAAGGAGAATCCAGCACTAGAACCTACGGCAGTTTGAAACTGACCAGTTGTATTAGTATTAAATGTTCCTTGACCAAGTGCTACGTTATAAAGTATGCCACCACCACCTCTACCAACAGTTTGACCATGAATTACTTGGTCAGCAGTAAAGACGTTAGCACCTAAACTAGCTATGTTACCTGTTGCTGTAACACCATTTTGCCAAGCACTTCCGTTATAAACTTTTAGTTCATTAGAAGTTGTGTTAAAGAATATGTCTCCTGTATCTAAGCTGGTTGTAGGGTTGCTTGCGCCAGAACGATAACGTGCAGCAAAATCATTAACAGTATTTAAATTAGAAGCTACGCTATTGACGTTATCTATAGAATTTCCAACATTATTTACGTTGGTTATAGATCCAGCAACAGTATTAATATTAGTTGCATTACTTACAGCAGAGTTTATATTTGTTTCGTTATTTTTTACTGCATTTATATTTGTTTCGTTATTAGCAACAGCAGTAATATTTGAGTTATTACCAGCTACAGTAGTTACATTAGCATCATTGTTAGCAACTGTTGTTACGTTACCTGATATACCAGCTACAGTTGTAATATTACCGTGTATACCAGCTACAGTTGTAACCTCTGTTGCTTTTGGTACTAATCTGTGGAATGTATATGTATGTAATGTAGTTGTTGTCTCTACTAAGAATCCAAATCCAGAAGGTATAGTAGCTGTTACACCTGTAATGGTAACAGTATTACCAGAACCAGCACCATTAGCAATAGTAACTGTAGTCCCACTTGGAGCTAAGTTTGTTGATGCAGCTTTAACTGACACAATAGTACCAGTCCCGTTGTTTACATCAGGGTTAGCAGTCGGGAAAGATGTTTCATTAGCTACTGCTACAAAACCACCAACATCATCAACTAAGTCTATAATCCTGTCGTTAATAGCTGCGGTTGTAGCGATAGTTGTATCGTTATCTGGAAAAGCTTGACCATCTTTAATAGTCTCTCCAGTTGATGCGTTAAAATATCTAGCTTCAGCAGCAGCAGTAGTAAAGAATGTATTATCATCTACACTGTGACTTGCTTGCTCACTATTTGTAACTATCGCTGCATCTGCAATCTTGTCGATTGTTACTGCACCGTCTGCAAGTTTAGATGTAACAATGTTACCAGCTATTATTTTAGTATTTCCAATCGTATTGGCTGCAATTTTAGCTCCAGTAATTGTGGCGTCAGCTATCTTAGCTGTAATAACACTGCCGTCTGCTATCTTGGATGCAGTTATACTCGAGTCTGCTATATTATTTGTTGTAACATTACCTACTGCTATTTTAGCTGTTGTAACAGCATTATTAGCTAGTTTTTCTGTTGTTACATCAGTATTAGCTATTTTAGCTGTAGTTACACTAGCATCAGCTATTTTTGCTGTTGTAACATTATCATCAAGAATCTTGGCTGTAGTAATATTATTATCTAAAATGTGACTACTATCTAAAGGACTGCCTGCTATAAGAGTTTTTATTTCTCCTACAGTCTGATCCTGTGTAGCGTTAGCTTCTATATTATCTAGTTTACTATGGTCAGCATCAGTAAAAACATTTGAATCTGAAGCAGACTCTATTGCTGATCTAATCTCATCATTAGTCTGATCTGCTGTAGCTCCGGCCTCGATACCGTCTAGCTTAGAGTGATCTGCGTCTGTAAAAACATTACTGTCGCTAGCATTGCCAACTAAAGTTCTTATCTCACTTGCTGTTTGATCTGCTGTAGCTCCGGCCTCGATGCCATCAAGTTTTGTACCATCTGTTGATACATCTCTACCATCTACATTACCAGATATAACTATATTACCTGTAACAGTATGCGTGCCTGTAGCTGCTGTGCCAGTAGTTGATATGTTTTGTGATCCAAATGCTGGAGTTATTTTAGTACCAGCTATTGCAGCTGACGCATTTACATCATCATTAACTATAGTACCGTTTGCAATTTTAGCACTTGTTACACTTGCATCTTTTATTGCAGCAGTATTAACAGCACCAGCTTCAAAGTCATAAGACTGTACTTTTTGATCTTGTGACTCTTGTAATGCTCTAAGAGTCTGTTTTGTATTATTATTTAGGTCATCTGCTTTTACAGAAGAGCCAGCTTGAAATGTAGCTCTACCTTCTACAGCAGTATTACCATTGTTCATTACGTCTGTTTGACGTACAACACGAACGACGCTAGGACTAATTGGGGCTGTAAGACTACCTGATGTATTCCATGTTACTGTACCACCAGTAGTAGTATAATTAGATATGGTGTAGTCGTTTTGATTAGACCCTCCATTTGTACTCTCTACTCCATCAACATATACTTTTATCTCATCTTCAGAAAATGTAGTGATAGTAAATGCGATGTTTGAGCCGTTCGCCGTTTGTTGGTGAAAGGATTGTTGTGACATTATTTATATATGTTGAGAATGTTTTGAGATGCACTACGTTTGTCAACTTGTGCTACTTTTTCTAGACGTTGCTTTTCGATAACTTCAGCAATTCTAGGATCATCTTTAATTGATGCCCATGCTCTTTTTTTAGCACGTTTAAACATTGTATCTATTATTCTATTATGGTAGTAATCTCTAGCGTTAAACTGACCACGTTTGCCTGCTCGTATATCAGCATACATAAGATCCATAGACGCTATCATTCTTTTATCTTTAGCAAGTTTATCGAGCTCTAACTCTAAGTTAAGAGAACCTAGTGCTCGTTGAAACTCGGATCTAATATAAGGATGATCTGTCAAGTTTGTGCTATCTGGTGCAAAGTATGTAGATGTACGTAAGTCGTACCCACTATCAAACAAGAAGTTTCTACCCGGGCTTTGATCTAAGTTAAGACTTATAGGACTCACAGCATTATATGCTCTAGTTAAAAAATCCCAATCTTTAAGTGGCTTACCGTTTAGCATATCATACTTAACAGGTAGTTGATTGCCTGTAAGTTTTTCTGTAATTAGGTTTCTGTTACGTATAGACTGAAACACCCCTGAGTTTATCTCACGCATGTAAGGAGTAAATAATCTACCTAGGTCGTTACGTATACCAGCTAGCGGTACTTGGTTGTTAATTAGTCCAGATACAATACGGCCTGTTTGTCCGGGTCTGCCAGCAAATAGGTCAACAAAGGACTGTATGCCAGCTAGATATGACTTACTTGTAACAGCTTGTGCTACAACAAGAGCTATCTTACCTAGTTCATTTTCTGTCCATTCTTCACCCATAAGTTGACTTGCATCACCTACGTCAGCGATAGTAGACATGATAAGATTAAATGGTTCAAACTGGTCATAGCCAACACGAACTGCACCTAGTTTAATTGTTCTAGGTTCCCATTTACCATCAAGCCATAGCTGTCTTTTCTGTCTATCAACTGGGCCATTACCGTTAAGATCACCACGCATCCAAGCCTGTACTGCCATAAATGTAACAGCAGAACCTATCGCCAATCGGCCTGTTTGTAAGGCACGAGCATTAGCAAGTTCTTCAGCAGTAAATATACCATATTTTGATACACTTCGTAAGTCGTTTGGATTAGCAAAAGCTATATCATTAAACTCCTTGACTAAAAAGTTAAAACCGGGTGTATACTTACCTGTAAGTGCAAGTCCGTTAACACCAGTTCTAGCAAACAAAAAGAATGGTTTGGCAAGTGGCGTAGCAGTAAATACATCGTTTAGACCTTTTGCAAAGCCTGTAAGCTCTTGTGTAAGTGTAACTTCTTTACGTGCAAACTTTGTAGCTTCGTCAACGATGTTACCATTAGAGTCAAAGATTTGTGCATAAAAGTCATCTTCATATGCTCTCATCAACTCTGGTGTAATTTTTGGTGTTTTATAGCCGTTGTCTTGTAACTCAAGAACTCTACGCATAGCTTTCTCACGCATCTTTGCACGACCCATGATGTAACCGAACGCATCGTCAGTTGCAGCCATAATCTTGGTAGAGTATGTTAGATAGTTACTATTGTTCATCTGACGTGCTAGGTTTGCTACACGAAACGCTGCGGTTTCTCCGGGTGTAGCTCTACCACTATCTTCTGCCCAACGACGTAGTATTTCCCAGTTATCGTCTGCTGCTGTAAACTCAACAAAACGTGTCTTTATTGATTTAATATCACCTTTCCAGTACGAGTTTAGTTTACTTCTAAATAAAGTAAATGACTCTGGTATAGCTTCTATCATACCGTTTACGGCTGCAAGACTCGCTCTTACGTCAGCTACGTTGCCATCAAACGGCAGTCTTAATACTGCACCCAGACTCTGAGCTAATGGACGTAAGAATGTTGCAGTAGATGTACCCATGATTGCTCGAATAGGTGTTTTAGGGCCAGATAGTATACTGTGTGACATTACACCTTCTAGTTCACGTATCATCGAACCTGTACGATTTGCCCCACCTTCTTCTAAAGCACCACCAAGAATAGTCTTGCGTGCCCAGTTGTCAAAGTCATCTAATGTATTTACATTCTCCATCATAGAAAATGCTTCATACAAAGCGTTAAGCATATTATCGTCTTTATCATCTTTAGCTATTTTTAGTATAGACATAATAGAGTCTTTAGCGTCTTCCATAGAAGCTTGTGTTGCTTCTTCTACAGTTTTCTTGCTTTTCTTACCAAGACCTAGTTCTCTAAATGAGTCTGACTTTACAAATCTAGCTTTCTTTGTTTCGTATAATGCAGTAAGCATAGTATCTACAAGCTGTTTGGCTGGGCCATCTATATCTTGTATATCTACAATATCTGCAATTTCTCGACCAGCTACACCTAAATCACGTACCTGTTTAAGAAGCGAACCTACTACGAGGTCTGCGATTACTACGTTTTTAGATGTCCATATTTCTATGCCATCAACTACGTCAGGATTAGCTTCTAGCAGTTCTTTAAGATACTGCTGCGGTGACATCTCTAGGGCGTTTCTACCTTGTGTAATACGTTGATGACCTTCGATAGCTTCTCTAAATTTAGCTACTAATGCTTTTCTATCACCTTTTGCTGCATCTAGTTCTTTTGCAAACTTCTCGCTACTCATCAAACCTTTCATGATTCGTTCGACCGTAGCGTCGTCTGTACCGCCTTCTAAGGCTATTCTTTCTCGTTCTATGGGTGTTGTAACACTACCAGTAGAACCCTCCTCTGAGCCCCATTGAGTACGTGTTTTTGACAACTGTTCTCTGGCTGTTTGTGGATCTACTTCTGATATATGTGCTCCTTGGTGTGGTTGAGATATAGGTGCATTTTTATCTGCTCTAAACTCTTCTTCACCTTTACGAAGCTGTGCTATACCCGCCTGTACTGTTTGATTTTCTAAGCTTTTATTACGTTTAGTTATCTGTTCAATAACTTTATCACTGCCTTTCTTTAGCGTGTATGCAAAACCATCAAAGACTAGACCTATGCCCATACCTTCAACAATGTTTTTCATCTTCATTACGACTGGATGGTCAGTATCTTTAGTAGATATTGGTGTATCTATCCAACCATACCTGTCACGTAATGCACCTAAAGCGTTTTGCTCGTCTGACTCTTTTGATATAAGGTCAGACACAGCACCTACGGCAGCACCTCTAACTAGGTTGCCTTTGGTTAGTGCAAGTAAACCAGCTGGTATTGTGACAACTCCGGTAGCTGCGGCAGCCTTAGCCGCTGCAACTGTACCGAGTGCAAGTGTACCAAAATGTACCAAACCACGTAACTGTTTACCCCACCATGTTTTTGTTTCGATAGGATTATCATACCCACCGAAAGGACTCCAGTCTGGTCTATATCTACCAGTCTCTCGTCGTTGTTCTTGCATTTCTCCAGACAACGCATCTATTGTACGCTCTGGAAACGTAGCGATAGATGATGCTGTATCTTGAATACCGCCAGACAATATAGATTGTCCCTCTTTTATGAGTGCCTTAGCACCCCAGTTTTCTTCATTTCTAGGATCGTCTTGTACTTCTTGAGCAACCCTTTCGTCTGTTTCTAACTGTGCCTGTGCAGCTTCTTGTGCATCCTCTCTTCGCTCGTACTCATCTGTAGCCTGTTCTGCTAGATCCGCTAAATAATTAACGTAATCCTCATCAACTTCGACTTCAGGGTTCGAGTAGTTTGAGTCTGTCATCTTCTACTTTTTCTACTTTTTATTTGTTTTCTTCTGTTTCTTTCATAGTTTGCTATTTCACTCTCTATACCTAAGACTACTCCAGCTGTAAGATTTTGAAACTGGTTCATAGGCATCTGTCGTAAATTAGGAAACAAGTCTAAAACAGCGTTTTGTTCTGCTGGAGTCAGTGGAACTAGCCTGTCCCATCTACCTTCAGTCTCGTCGCCTGCAAAGACAGTTTGTTCACCACCTTTCTTGGCTTGTATAATAGCACCTCTAATGCTATTTGTTCTGTTAGCTCGTTGTCTTATAAGTTCTAATACTAGAAAACTTTGTGTTTTTTCGTTAAATTGTGTGTCAAGATAACTAGGAGGTAGAAACTTAACTGCATCTTTTAACTCTTGTGAACTGAATCCGTAGATTCCAAAGTTACTAGCACCTCTTTTAGCAAATGTTAAGACTTGGCCAACAGTAAGTTCGTCAGCTCTATATTTTCTCGGCCCTGTAGCTGAGTCAAATGTACCCGGCTGATTGCCTGTTTGAAAACCTTTTAGTATTTTTTGTGCTTTTTCTGGATCTTGTAAAGCACTATAAGTCTTTGTAAGATGAGGCTTGACTTCTAAAGTATTAAGATCTTCTAAAGTAAGATCATATTGTGGATCTACAAGTACGCCATCTTTATTTACAAAAGGCATTTTTTTAACCAGACCTTGATCAGTTAAACCACCTGTTGCATTTAATCTATTATATGCGTACTGCCTGTGATTTAGTTTTGTACCTTTTACTACTCCTTCAAAATATTTTGGAAATGGATATATGTCTGGACTAATAAGATGTCTTTTATAATCAGATAAAGCCTGCTTTTCATATAAAGATATAAACTCACCCTGATACTGTGCTTTACCTATGTCAGCTTGTAAGAATCTAGAGTCTGCTAATATATCATTTGCATTTCCTCTTTCTCCCCTACGTTTCTCAATCTCGGTTCCTGTATATTGACCAGCTAGTAGTCCATCTTTTATATCAGGATATACATTACGTATAGCTTCATCTAGTTCAACTCCTAGGCTTGTTTGTTTTTCAACTTCAAAAGCAAGTGCACCTTGAGCTCTTTCTACTTCTCTTTGGTTAAATGGTGAAAACAACTCTTTACCTATCTGTGTTACGTAAGAGTTTTTTAGATCCTCGTTGAATGTCTGTAGAGGATCTCCTTGACCAGCTCTACCATACTCACCACCGTTTGTGATACCACGACTACTTACCTGTAGACTTCTGACATCTACGTTAGGATATCTGGAGTCTAATTCAAGCAGCTTCTTTTCTAAGATAGGGTCAGGGATACCATTTGGATACTGAGCATCTAAATCATCTATTTCAGATTGTGCAATAGACTTTGAAGCTCTATCACGCCTTGTCTGTACTTCGGTTAGTTTAGTTTCTACTTTTTGTATAAGTGAGTAATTGGCATCTTTGTCTTTAAAATTACCCTGTGCATATGTAGTGACTTTACCAGTGCCTGTATGCGTATATAAAGCATCGTTATAAAGATAATCAAGATGATGTAGTTCTAGTCTATTTCGTTCTTGACCTACTTCATCAGCAACTTCAGAGAATAAATAGTTTACAGCTTCTCTTTTAGTAAACTTAGGACGAGTTGCCATAACTGTTTGAACTAAAGTCTCTACATCAATAACTGTATCCGAACCTTGTTTATAAGGAGCAAGTGTATCAACAATAATGTTTCTTAACTTTTCATCTCTGTTAGCTTCGTAGTTTCTATTTGCTTGAGATTTCCAACTTTGTATATTATTATCTCTTCTTCTCTTTATATCTGGATATATTGTATTATAGAAAGCCTTTCTAAACTGTCTGCTATTCGTATCAATACCAGCTCTCTGAGCTCTATCAAGCATAGCTGTAATCATAAGCTCATCAGCAGCGTTGTGTAAATTTATAAACTCTTCTGAATCAGTAATATCTTTACCACCGTTTTCGTTTATAAATTGTTGCCTAGCACCATAATAGTTATCATTGAGCTCTTTTAAAATCTGCTTAAGACTTGCATCTTCTGGTAGTGCAGCATTTCGAGTTCTTAGAAAGTTGATAGAGGCTTCTGTATTTTCATTAAGTAAGTCACTGTTAAACTTAGCATCTTCTAAATTGAGTTTACCTTCAGCATTACGAAGTGTAGCACTCGAGTTTTTATCTAAGAAGTCCATTGCTTCGTTGATTTTTTCTTGTGCTTCTTGTCGTTGCCTATATACTTGTATGGCTTGACCAGCTGACTGAGAGAAACTTGCCAAAGCCTGTAAGTTCTGTAAAGGTGTCTCTGCAATAGTTTTCTGTATTTGAGCCATCTCGTCATAGAATCGACGAGTGTCTTCTTGGTTTCTAGTAATCTGATCGTTAACTGCATTAGTTAGGTCAGGTTCAGTAGCGGCATAATTATCTATACCGTAGCCGGGTATCTTGTCCCGTTCTCTACCTACAATAGTTCCGAATGATGATGTCATAATTTAACTTATAAATAAAGAACTACCAGTGGTTAAGAATGATGCCTTAGCAGTTTCTTCTACAGCTTTTTTAGCAAACAAGTTGCCAAAGGTAGCTGCACCGCCAAAGCCACTGTATATACTTGCTACACTGCTTGCTATCTGTAGAGCACCGCCAAGTCTGTTTGTAGGAGGCATCATCACAGGTGCACCGTATGCAGCTGGTATACCTAAAGCTTCTCTGCCTGCGGCTTGTTGTGCTTGGAACTTACGTACAGCACCTTCCTGAGCGTACGCCATGTTACGACGTAAAACATTATCTATAACTGATTCTACCTCTGATTGGGCTGCGAGTAATCCTTGATAGTTAGCTCGTCCAAATGCTCTGGATCTACCACCCTCATTGACTGTACCTTTTGATCTAAAGTAACGACGGGCAGCATTTTCTAACTGTTGTCTACCCTTACCTTGAGCAGCAAGAGCACTTGCATAAGCATCACTTTGATCTCGTGATAAACCTATGACATTTCTATTCTGAGCTCTTGCGAGCTGGGTTTCTTTATTGAAGAACTTGAGTCCTTCTTGAGCATATAGGGCATCTTTTTGAGCAGCTCTTTCTCTAGCGGCTGCTCTTGCCCCTGCATTAGCGTCTACGCACACGGCAAAATTCAATAAATGTTACATTGTTCGGCCCATGTTTTAACTTACGTAAAAACTTGAAGCCAAGAAACTTGAGCAATCTAAGATGTGCTGTGTTTCTACTGTCAACTATATTCCAGAGGAGTGGCTCAGTACGGCTATCGACATACCGTTTAGCCTCTCTTGCAAATGTAATTGGGTATCGGTGTATTTCTGGAGTGCAAAGCATCCAAATATCACCTTCTTCTCCTACTCCCGCCATGCCAGCAGTCTTGCCGTCAGGCACTGTAAAATACACGTAGGAGGGGTTTTGAGACATCAAAGCAGGTAAGAGGGCTGATGGTATCCCATGGCCTTCTTCAACCTCTCTGAGGTCATCTGGACGGAGATTAGAGGCAACCTGAGCGGCAGCCTCCAATGTAATCGGGTGTATGTAATTAGACACGTTTATAAAACTTGGGTGAATAGTCACCTTCCCAAGATACAGCACGTAATGTAGCTGGAGCTGGGTGTGATGATTTGAGTGTCACATCTACGTTTACGTTCTTTTCGTAGACTGGGACAGTTTTGATAAACTCTTCGAGATATGGTGCATCAGATGCGTCGTACTCGTCAAGTTCTGTTGATTCATATACTTCTGTGTAGTCGTTTTTACCGACTCGTTCAAGTGTTGTTTCATAAAGACCTATCTTTCCGAAATGAAATTTGATTCTATGTAAAACTAGAGATGAATTAACATCAGATCGGGAAACAGTACCATCTGTTTTTGTAGCATAGAATGTAGGAAACTTAACCTCGTATGGGTATAGGTATCCTATAATATAACTATCTGTCCATTGCCCCGGTAAAGTAAAGCTTGTACCAGAAACGGTGGGTTTACCATATCGTCCAACTCTTGTTGAGTTAGTGTTGCTATCAATTACCACTAGATCGTGGTTAGGAGTGGTGACTGTATTTAGCCAGCCCACACTACTGAAGGTTGTGGTGTTTGTAGTTGCGTTAAAGCTGCCACCGCTAACAGTAGTATGATTATCCACATGAAGTAAGAAGTCGACATTATCTTGTAAAATAGAGGGGTCTGAGTCAGCTTGCACTAACTTAATACTTTGTAAATAGTAATCACTATCTAAAAAGAAATATTCATCATTAATAATAAAATGATAAATTAAAGGATTGTTTAGTTTCCATTTGAACCATGCAGCCTGTTGCCGTTTGTCAGCTATTTGAAAATACTTGTAACCAAGCACCTCATCAGATCCTGTTTTACCCATCAATATGATAGAGTTTTCTCTTGAGTTTGTAAGTAAATCTATATCTTTAGGAAGCAGTGTTGGTACAATTTTACTTACCTCTACAATCGTAGGTTCACCTTCTCTTTGCACATTAGCCATTTCATTAAAACGACTAAACTTACCAGAGTTATCAATGTAAGCCAGAGTTGTCCCTAACGAGATAGGAGGTATATTTTCATTGTAATTAAATGTAGCTACACTACGTAACTTAGCAGTATCTGGGTTTAAGATTGTATCATCTGATGCAAGCAAGAATTGTTGGTTTGTACTAAATACTACCAAACCTGTATTTGTTTCAATACCATCAAACAGTTCTGAAGGGAACATAGATGCAGCAGATATGTCAATCGGGTCAGCTGCTGATACAGTTAAGGCTGTCTCATTGAAGAAGTCTGGTAGTCCTAACGTACCCGGTCGTGACGTTATCACGTTTTCACCTGACAGCAGTGCTAATCTATTACGAAAGAATAATACCTTGTTAATACGTGAGCCTACAAATGATGGCATAGGATTAGTTGTGTCATCACCAACTCTTCTATCCTGATAATCAAATTGCCTAACGGTAAACGCATTAATGGCTGTACGCTGTATAGCCAATGGCATGTTAGTCAAAGATTTAGCTATACTAGGTTTCGCACACTCGACCCAAGATCCAGAACCATCCTTTTCATTCTCACCTTCAAATCTTAGATAGTAGTCATCTTCTTCTGCTCGTAAAGCGTTAGAAACTTTTACAATATAACCATGTTTACACTGGTTAGGTAGTGATTGTACATCATTTACAGCAGTCTGAAAACATCTCATTAGATCATCTTCGACAACACTAACTGTAAAGGGATTATTACTATATAAATATATACCATTACCTATATGCTCACCTGTAATACTAGCTGGTAATTCATCTATAATACCACCAATAATAGTATCAGCAGTAACAGCTGTATCAGAGTCAAAAGGGGTAGGAGATGGACGTACAAGTCCGGAGTCGTTACCATCAGCAGTAATTGTTGCATTAACTTGTGTCTCTTCATGATCTTCTACACGTATATTATACGTAACAGCATTACCGCTAGGATTACTACTGCTGACTGATGCACCACCAGCTGCCGCAGTAAGGCTAACACTTGTATCTCTATCTGCTGAAGCGGTACTCCAACCTTCGCCTCCGTGTAATAATATAACCTCTCTGTTGTAGCTACATCTGTAATTTGCACCGTCTGGAGATGGATTACTTGAAGAGTAGCTGTAGTTTGGACTAATACCCTGTTGACCTAGAGTGTTGATTCTAAATATTAAGTTTTTACCGTTACCTGAGCCTAGACCTGATGAATTGCCTTTAGAACTTTGAAATACTTGCGTACCAACACCGGGACAGTGGCCTGTTCCATTACCCTCATCTAAGTTATCACTTTGTATTTTAATACGTGTAGCACGTTTAAGTGTAGTAACATGTGTACTATTATTAAGATCTAATCCATACTGCCTACCATTTTCTGTACGTAATAGTTCTACAAAAGCGTAATGATCGTGTGGTGTATCATCTGTAGTTCCCGTTGTCCCAACGAGAGTGTTAGCATTAGTAGTATCACGACTATTAACAAAAGTTGTATCGTTAATTGTGAGAAACTGGAGGTTTTCTGGTGCACTTGTTTGAAGATAGTTTTGTACATATGTATCATCTAAAACACAGGTTGCAGTCGCAGCATTGCCAAAATTGTTTGGACTAATAGTAATAGTAGGTGCAGAAGTGTAACCAGTTCCGGCATCAGTTACAGTGATTCCTGTGACCTGACCATTTGTATTTATAGTAGCAACACCTGTAGCTCGATTAGTTGCTAGTCCAGTTTGTGGATCTGAAAAGGTAACTGTAGGTGCAGAAGTATAGCCACCCATACCGTTAGTTATAGTTATTGTTTTACTAATAGCAAACGCTGTAGTCATTAGCTGACCGTCGCTACAACGCCAGACTCTGACTTGTCCGTTAGATGCTACTTGTCCAATATAAGATCCTTCTGTCTCATCTCGAAAGTAATGAAACCACGAACCTCCACTCTGTACGCTAGTTAGTGCATCAGTACCTATGCGTTTAGCACCCGGCCTTTTAAATAGACCTTTGGTTAGATCTGGTATTGCATTTGTTACCTCTGATACCTGACCGGGAAACTTTAGCTGGTCAGGCTGTTCTGACATTCCTAGTGAGTATTGAGGGATAGTTTGTGTGATACTTGCCATTATCGTCTAAGGTTTCTCCAAGGTTGATAAGTTTGATATGCTGTATCATCTTCAAATCCAAACATACTATGGTCGCCCTGATTACATTCGTACTCCATAAGAGCAGCTCTTGCAATAGCTTCTTGTTGAGCTAACAGTTTTACTAACTGAGGGTTTGCAACTAGCTTAGTAGCAGCTACTCTTGAAGCTCTGTATGTTATGTATCTTCTAAAGACAATAGGTAAATCTTCAAACTGATATAGTCTGACAACGTCAAGATCTAAGTCACCTGTAAAAACATCTGTGTGATCTTGCTTGTCATATAAAAATCCATTACGACGTACAAAGTTATGTGTACGACGGGCTTGATTATCATGTAAGTCCATTGAAAGTATATCATTACCAATGGGTATTTTACCATCAGAGTTGATAGAAAACTTTACATGCTTTTCTGTGTTGTAATGCCACCCCTCTGCTTGCGTGTCTACGTTAGCATCACGGAGTAGGTTATAAATTATTGCCACCTCTGGGTTGTCAAAAACTCCATCATCATTTAGTGTAAGTGCTGTAAGAGGTGATTGTCCGATAGCCCCCAGTATACTGTTTACTGCGGATAGTTCGGTATCGAGATCAATAGTTGTGGAAGCCATATAAAAAAAGGGGGAGCCGAAGCTCCCGTATAAAAATAAAAATTATGAGAAGGCAGTTGTAGAAGCAGATACCGCAGCTCCAGCGATAAGCTCAACAGCAGCAGCTGGATTCAATGAATCCGCTCCCATTGCGAGTCTACCTAGGATTACGTCACCTTGGTATACAACTGAGATGTCTCCAGAAGTAACCTGTACTTGTGGGCCGATTGCCTCTACACAAGCAGCAGCTTCTTTTTGGAAGATTAAGCCGCAGCTGTTTGCAAACTCTGTGCTGTTACCGTATGTGTTAACAGTCTTAGATGTTTGGTTAGAAGCAACTGTACCAGCTCTTTCGTCTTCCATAGCTTCGCCTACAAAGCTACCGGGGTTTGTAGGTGCAGTAGCACCGGGAGCTGTTGCAGAAGCAGCACCATACTTAGTACCAAAGTTTCCGAAGAAAGGAATATTCATTGACTTGTAGATGGTGATACCAGCTATTTCAATGATTCCGTTACCTGATTGTAACGCATCTCCTCTTTCGTTACGGTTGATTAAGCCGTTTGTTTCTACGTTCTGTATAAGTTCGTAGTACTGTCTTGGGTTAAGTACAGCTACTCTACCTTCACCGCTAACTCCTTTCTCGTCAAGAGCAGCAGCAGCGTTATAGAAAGCGTCGATGAGAGCTTCAGAATCGTATGCAGCAGCACCTGTAGTAAGTCCTGTCTTTTCTACACGAATCTGTGTTCCACCGGGCTCTACAAAGTTAGACTTTGTGATTGGAGAAGCTGATCTTGCAGCCTTTGTGATTGCTCTGAAGATCTTTCTGTCGTACTTCTCAGCTAGTGCATAGCCGATCTTACGAGAGATTTCACCACGTAGGTCGTAGTGTGCTAGTGTTTCATCTAGCTCATAAACAAATGCACTGGAGATCAATAGATCGTCAACAGTCACTGTTTTTTCAGCTACTGGAGGTGCTCCATCGGAGTTACCTAGTATGCTTTGGCCGGGTACATGGTACTCAGCATTTGTTCTACCAGTATAAATAAACTGAATAGACTTACCGTTCTGGAGTGTTCTCTTCATAACAAGGTCACGTGCTATCGTGTTCCTTTGGAAGCCTTTGAACATTTCCCCGGAAAACAATTTAAGGTATAATTGCCTCTTGTCTCCAGAACCGTTTGACTGACCTAAATTAGTTAATGCTGTGGTCAGTGTACTATTTTGTTGTGACATTTCTAAGAATGATATTGTTTTACTTTTCTCAGATCTGAAATTTTTTGGCCATTTTTGTGGTCTATCCCACCGTCTAGACGGCTCAAGGTATCCAGCGTACTGGGCTCTCGCCAATAGAGATGGGAGGACTTGAACCTCCCTGTACGGCCTTAACCGATTACTC